AAGGAGTTGCCCTTCATGGCAAAGAGGGAGATGGGTAGTCTGGTTGTCACCAGACTGCGAAGGAGGGTATTGCCGTCATAGACCACACCGTGTGAAGCACAGTCGCTGCTAGTCATAACGTTGACATCATCGCAGGTCTAGGCAAATCCCCCGTATCGATTTAGGAGTGCCATCATAGGCCCCGTGAAACACAGTCGGGCCTAGGCAAGCTAAATCTATCGCTTGGGGAATCACCCCCAAACTCTCCTCCTCTTTGGAGCAACTGATGGTCCAAATGGAACACCCCTCTTTAATAGTAGTGCCTCGGCCGGAGTCTTACTCCGCTTACGCGAGGGAACAAGCCCCTCCCACCGGCGCTTCCTATTAAAGGAGGGGGTATCCCAGGGACCACCCAACCTAATAGTGGATAACATATTCACAACAGGTAGAAGAGATAATCTATGCACGGGCCTCTTGCACTCCAAAATGAAGCGCTCGATGCCCTTGTACATAGATTTCGGCTTATCCGTTAAGCGAGGATAAGGGACCAAACCATTCAACTTGGTTAGGGCCTCATCTAACCCACGGGTTAGATGACCTAGCCGAAGGGCCCATTCCCGCGACGATGAGGGTCTTATCAGCCTAGCGACTGACGAGACAACCGCGATTGCTAAATTCGCGGCCTCATGGGCGCGGACTACGGAATTCCCTTCCGGCACCTCTACCTGCACGCTGCTTAGCGCCTCCCGAGCGGCATCAGCCCAGAACATCTTCTCTTCGGTTGAAAGAAGGCGTTCGGACCGATAACGCCACGAGGACTCCAGGAGTGAAAGGAAGGCCACCCCGCCGACACCCTGAGCCATAACGCACCGCAGAGCCCTAACCCATTTGGGTCGAAGGGATGCGACGACGTCATGCAAAGAGTGAAGACAAGGGAAACCCCCTCCTCCAAGGAACCTCGGAAGAAAAGGAGGCACCCCAGACTGACGCAACAGCTTAATCTCTCGGTCGTATCGGAAGAGTACATACTGTACCAACCACGACGGCGAGTTAAGGGATTGAACTGCGTTCGACACAAGTGGGCCACAAGCCCACGGCGGTATCACCGCCCCGCCCACCCGTTCCACACGAGCGGTCGGTTGTATAGAACGAACAGAGATAGTCGGGAGTATCTTCAAGTCTTCGACAAGATAGATATTCTCGACGAGAATACCACAAATGGTACTCTCCAGGTCCTTACCTTCTGAGGGAGAACCACCCGTCCTCCGCAGCAAGGTAGTGTACGTAGAGGAGACATCTGGAGGGCAAACGCCCAGAAGATCATCTCCTACTGTACGGACACGAGACCTATCAACTCTGTTCCGCGAATTTCTCCTTCCACACGCGGTCCAACTAGACTCCCATAACCAAAGGTTATAAAGGGAGAGGAGGGGCCACGTTGTGCCGGAACCCATCAGGATACCGCATTGGGTCCTCACAAACCCAAATTCCGGCACCTTTAAAAGATGGGGACCGACAGATAGCTGGAAGACTTCAGATAGGAAGGGTGACAAACCCAAACCTAAAGAAAGCCCCCTAGCTAGTGAAAGGGAAACACCATGAGGAATGAGGTCAGACGCCCTTGACATATCGACCGAACGGGTTACGAATCCATCCGGTTGGGACATGCGTTCGACACAATCATCCAGTGGTAAACTGGACGTTGGATCGAGACGAGGGTCAGACGACATTAACTCAAGCAAGATTCCGTTGAGGACTTGGGAGAAGTAGGACAGGCACCCCTCTATAGGAGTGACCATCCTAACCTTCATACCTCGTTCCTCAACCGCTGACTGCCTGATTAAGGGCAGCCGACCTTGTCTTGAATCGTAGAGAAGATCTTGCATCCTAACGGCCATGGCCGAATAGAGATACAAGTGCTCACGTAGGTACTCCCATTCCTGTGGACCGATGTCCATCAAGAAGTACTCCTCCTCGTAAGGAAAGAGTGAGTCACCTACCTTCTCCACCTCATGGTCAGTCTGGTGCTGAAGTCTTAACAAGAGGGACTCTTCCTCATACTGTCCGAAGACATAATAAGGAAGGTCCCTCAGCGAAGAAATCAGCTGAACAGCAAGACTATACGTCAAGTAGCTCTCCCGAAGCTCGCGAAGAGCTTCGTGATACTCGCTAACCATCCCACCAGAACTAGCCGGTTTCCCGTAGGAAGCCGACACGGACTGGGGGAAGGTTATCCGGAACTGCGACCGACGCGAATGAATCCATATCTTCGCAAAGGTCCCGATAGACTTCCGATCCTTGCGCATGACGTGCACAGGATTAGTCAAATCTATCTGGTGCTGGCGGAATGCCGAGGCAATCATGTCAGCAACAGGGCCGGGACCAGCCCTCCCAAAGCGAGAGAGCTGGTGGAGTATCTGTATACGCCGAGTCTCTGTAAAGTTACACAGAGACAGGGGACCGGCGAAACAGGAGAGCGGTGGTACATTCGGGGGCTGCTCATATCCGTATATACGGTCTTGAACAGCCAAACGTCTGTACCACGCACCGAGTGATTTTATGTCCTTATAGCGCCGGTCCTCGACTGTTGCTATAACCCATTTAATCAGCCGCCGTATGCCCGCGCGAGCAGCGCGGACATGACGGTTGGATTCCTCGGTTAACGAAACGTGGAGCCATGCTGGACCGAAGGCTAGTGCTAGCGAATCCAAGATCGCCTCGCACCAGATTTCGGCCAGTTGTGTGTTATCCACATGACGGAGAGCCGGTACACGTAGCCACGTGTATCTGCCAGTCAGCCTTCGCCCCCTAGGGGCCCTGGGCTGCCGGATCCGCCGCGAGCGTTCCACAGAACGCCCGCCGGAGACTCCTCGAGAGTGCTGACGGTCACTC